CTACAGTTCCTTCAGGCCAGGCTAACCCTCTGAGAATATCAAGCTCATAGTCGAAGTTGTAGAATACGATCATCTTAGGCCACTGCTCAGCCAATTCCAGCATAGCAACCTGCCTGGACTCATCCGAGTTCACAATCCTTCGAAGGGTATAGCAAAGACCGGCAGCGTTCTGTATGGGCTCGCCAGTGTCCGGATCAACCCGTTCACGATACACACGCTTGTACCGGTCTCCATCAAAGCCTGTAAAAATATCATAATGATGAGCAGTGGTTCTGCGAACGAACGACATGTCAACCAGTACCAAGTCTCGATATCGCTCGAGTTTCTTTGTTCCAATGTATTTATCAATCTTCGGATAAGAAGTGAATGCACTATATACAACGTGCTCGTTGCGGAACTCAGTGAAACTCTTGTAAAAACCATTTGCTATAAACACGGCAGCATAATCACTCCAGGAATCGCCAGGAGTAGCCGACAACATAATCCATTGGTTGCTCTTCGAGATCTTGATGAACGCCTTTGCCCAAGCGCCCGATCCCACGACACGCTGCTCATCAAATATGAAGAAAGCGTTCTTAACGGAAATATACTTCTGTACATTCTGCCAGCTATCAACAACTACCTTGTTGTGGTAAGGTGTTAGTTCTGTGTTTTGGGAGAGCAGAAAGACGGCCAGTTCCTTTTTCCACTCAAAGGTATCTCGTTTTCTAGCAGTGGTAATGATGTACAAATCGCTTGGACTGCTCATTTTGCCGTATGATTCGCCGTTAAGAAACGCTTCGCTTCCGCCATTAAGAATATAATAGTACGACAGAGCCGTCAGCGATTTACCTGAGCCAACTCCGCCGCACACGATGCATCCATTATGAATCTGCTTCAGTGCATCTCTTTGGTGCTTCTTCAATTTAAACAAGTCTGTCACTCCAAACAAAAAGGAAAGAGACCATGCCTTTTCATCAGCACAGCCTCCAGCCTTTGTCACTTTGTCGTCCAACCAATAGCCAGTAAATCGTAGTCTTTGCTTTCTTTAGCCAAGTCAATAACCTTCTGGGCCATAGTCTCAGGTGTGTCATTAATATCAAACTTGTCAGTGTCAAGCCAGGCCCGAACAGGTTCTTGATAGATGTCTCCATCGACGGTAACGTAAGCAATCACGGTGTCTGTCAGCGCATGGTCTTCAGTGCCGATAATGTACTCGTAAATTTCGTATTCACGAGTGTCGCCATCAGCCTCAAAGCCATGATACCGACTTGCCACCCAAACTTCTACGTGCTCGTCTTCTTCAAGATATGAATCAACAACCGATATCGGTTCCATTTCTGCCACAACAATGTTCATAATTCCGAACACCAGAGCCAGTACCAGATAAAGCACAAACATTTTCTTCATAAGTCAAATCCTCCAAATTTAATTTTATTGTGAACGTTCTGTTCATAATGGAGGATGCAAAATTCGCGCTTACAGGAAAGAAAGCTGTTCGTACTTTTCACCGGGAGGATCTTTCTTGACAACAGGCTTGGTTATTCCTCTTGCTTGGAGTGAACGGTAGATTGCAATGACCTGATTGTCGGACATGTGGCCTATCCACTGCCCTCTGATCCGGTCACCATAGATGCAGCGGATATAATTCCGCATGTCGTCAGTTGTCATTCGTCATCTTCCTCCATACTCTGGAGCTCTCCACCGCAAGCCGCATAGCCTGCAAGGTCAATCCAGTTGTCATCTTTGTAGTTGCCGGAACCGATGCGAGCAAGTTTGAGCAGGGCCAACATAGCAGCAACGTCAGAAGGCTTTAGATCCTTGCGAGGGTATGTGTTCCCGAGGTATGCATTCCACATCTTTGCAATGCGGGCGAAGTTATTCTCAGGCGATCCGTACGAGCCTTCACGGTCTCCGTTCACACACTGGTCAGCTCTATCAAGTACTTCCTTGCGATTCATCATAGGTTTCTTCTCCTCCAGTATTTGATTTTTGTTAAGATTGTTAATGGTTTCTTCAAGCAATGCAGGCGCCAAAGGCATATCTGATCTAAGATGAGGTATGCCGAAAAGACTTTCAAACACACACTCGTCTATCGGATTAGAAATGGTGCTCTTCAGTTTTTCTTCATTGTCAGCCATTGTACAAACTCCTTCCACAATCGTCTCTTCTTTTTAGGTGGATGGTATCCATTACGGACTTCAAGCTCCCAAGTATAGAAATATCTACTACAAGTGATACTCCTGTAATCCATCGCACTCACCTCCAAGTCAAAACTCAAAAGGCCTTGAGCTGTTATACCCAAGACCTTTTAAATCGAACCGATTTAGTTCTACCAGTAGACAATCATTTTGCTACATCTTTGGCACGAAGCAACTTGATGGTCTTGTATATAAGAGCCGGCCACAGTAACCAGGCAACGAAGATCAGGTTTAATTCATCTTCAGCATGACTGCCAAGTTTGTTAAACCAGGCTTTGATGCCACGGATGAAGTTTCCGCCTCCTTCGTTGAACCAGTACAAGCAGCGGCAGAGTATATACACGATCTTACCAATTTGCGAATACCAACAGATAATAGTCCAAATAGTTGCCATAAAGGCACCTCCTTAATCTTATTCATAATGGGAGGTGCAAATATCGCGGACAAAACCTAAAAGGCCTTGAGCTGTCATACTCAAGACCTTTCAAGTCTGAAATTACTCGTCCGTCTCCTGTGTGTTCACAAGTTCGCGTGCTTTTTCTCGTTGGAACATCCCTTTTACAGTTCCAAGCAGCACCAGTGGCCACAGAATAATCATGATGAAGAACCCAATCAGAAGCTCAATGTTACTGTGGCTATCCACAATAATCTTAAGCCCCGTTGCCGGATCTTCACCATGGTTTACATACAGTGCCATGGCTATGCTCATCCATGGAAATGAGATCATTCCAACACAGAAATAAACACATACGATACTATCAAACGACATGAGAAAAACCTCCTTAAGTTTTATTTCATAATAGGAGGTATAAAACTCGCGGGCAAAGCCTAAAAGGCCTTGAGCTGTCACACTCAAGACCTTTAGGCCTGAAATTAACTGTTCTCGAGTATATCCTTTACCATCTCGTCATATTCTCGTGATTGTTCAGGTATACTTTTCTTTGATTGCTCGGGGTATTTCCGGAAGAAGTCAATCCATACAGCCGGCCATAGAAATGTCGATGCCAGTAGTCCGGAGACTTTTGCAAAGGTTGTTGCCCTTAAAAAAGCCTCACCAAGCTTGACATCGGACATCCATGTGATCGTCAGTGCCAGACATACTACCACGATAACAGTCGTCGCAATTCCGAGTCCAATATACAAAGAAACAATATTGAGAATCAAACGTGCCATAAAGAGCACCTCCTTAATTATTTCATAATAGGAGGGACAAATATCGCGGATCCGATATTAGAACGGCTCATCCTCAGGATCGGCATCCTGGTTGACTTCATTCGTACGACGATAGTAATCAGCATACGGATCATCAGTCAAGTCCTGCTCAACATACATCACACGGACATACATACTGACACGCAGACCGTTCGGTGTTTCCTGAGCATAAGGACTGAGAACAGTACGCACATTCTTGACCCGGATTGCATCCAGACAATCAATACTGCCTTCATCAAGCAGTACAGGAGGATTGTTTCCGACCACAAGGTATACCTTCGGAGGATACTTGACCAGAGAGCCATCGCGCTTGCGGTATTTCACCTGAGCAGAAACATAATACTCCGGAACAAACGTAGCAGGATCGTCAGTCTCACGCGGCTTAGTTTCCTTGATCGTCACACCCTTAGAGCGCAGATCCTCAACCATGGTCTTGGGCACAAGGATGTTGCACTTGCGACGGGTATCATTGAAGCGGTCACGAGACGGATCACCTGCGAAATTGGTAGCAAAGATGAAGTTGGTACTATCAAGGTTAACGTTGAAAGACGTGAAACCATTAATCATAAATATAATCTCCTCTCAATTCACAAACCAGTCAAAATCACAATACTGGCTAATTGCATTTCTGGCATCGTCAACAAGCTTAATGTAAAAGCCATGATCAATGTCGTCCATAGTAAACGTTGGTTTGCCATTGGCGATAATTCTCTCAGCATTGATCGACGTGCTTTCGACCCACCTGAATCCTTTAGCACCAGTAGCAGAGGTGAACTTGTTATCATCGGATCTCCGAAGTAACAATCCACCGCCAGTTCCTGGCTTTACAGGTGTGAACAATCCAACGCGTCCCACAAACTGGTAGTTGTGGCCTTTGGCAATCTGCTCATCAAAATATCTACACTTGTCCTCAAAGCGAGCTGCAACTGGATTCTCGGCCCTTTCATCAAGTGTGTAAGCATATTTCAGATGATCGTTGTACTCTTCCCAATCAGCCTGGTTTTCCTTGAGGAACTTCTTCAGTTCTTTCTCGTACTCACTCACATCAGGAAGACCTTCATTATTGTCCAAATATAATGCTCCAGTGACTCTAAACGTCTCGCACAAGTCATTGAACACAATCGGTTCATGACTAAACAGGGTCTTGAAGACATACGGCACAGCAAACTGCTTTCCTGTAGCTGTCCACTGACCACCGTGCTTGGCATTCTCGCCAGGAGCATATCCATAGAGTTCCTTACACTTATCCGCTGTCGCATATCTTGCAATATATACAGCGTCATTCACGAGACACATACGTTCATATGTAGCCTCGTGTTCGAACGTGTATCCATAGTCCTTGCCATAATCCATGACAAACTTGATGATCTCCGGAGTTGCATTCGGGATCTTAATTGAGTCTGTCTTGATGTGAGCGACTGTGAATCCACGCTCCTGGACTTCATGCTTCAGGTTAACCATGAACAATGCGCCACGCTTTGCAACGATGTTATCGACGTTACGAGGATCTCTGAACGCATTATCAAAGGCTGCTGAAGTCAAGCCGTATACTGAGTTGATGGCCGTCTTAAGAGCATTAGCGAGTTCCTTGGAAGTCAATTCACCACGCTTGACCTTCTCAATATAAGGCCCAAGTTTTCCATCCAGGATCTTATTACATTCATCCCAGGCTTCGTGCTTAATATCAACACGACCGTCAACGATTTCCTTGAATCTCTTCGTAAATCTTGGACCAAAGAGGCACTCGGCAATAATACTGTGTGGGTGCATTGATGCAACGTCAAGCAATGCCACATCAATATAACAACCAGGCTCGGCATAGACGTAACCGCCTTCACCGACCTCTTCACCTCTGTACGTCGAGATACCGTTCTCTTTGACATAACCTGGAAAGTAGGGTAGGAGAGACTCTTCATCACCGTGCAGATGACTCATCATCTCAGGATCAGCCTCACGCAGGAACTTCAGAACCTCTTCCTTTAATTCCTTAACCGGCAAAGCGAGATTCCTATACTGGAATTCACTCTGAGGATTACGCATCCGGTCAAATATAATTCGGGTTGTCAGCTGGTTTGTCGTATCGTTCACGGTCATCCCAGCGATGTCTGCCAGAATCTCTCGAGCAGTCCAGTCAGATTGGAGATACCAAAATGCCGCTTCAGTAGCCAGCACATCGTTCTCACAATATGCTGCAACCTTAGGCCACAATTCCTCAGGTACTTCCTCGTTCCAGTCGAGACCGAGTTCCTGATGGTAGAACCCCATATCTATCTCAAGCTGCTTCAGAGATTTCTTATTACTCGCAGATGCGAAGTCATACACGTCAGTCTCGCTCAGGTCATTTGCCTCTCTGAACTTAGCTGTATGGTCGTTGCTTGTGATGCGTTTGCTCAAGGTATAACACTGCAGGTTGCTATAGCCCATCATTCGCGCATACATGAGATGATTGTCATAGTTCCGGTTGTTGAATCCAAAGAACCGACGCTTGACAAATTCCTCAATCTCATACGGCTTCGGGTTGAACATCTTAACAACCGGTTTGTGATCAACCTTCAGCCGCTCAATATACTGACGCCATTTCTCCTCCGGTGTTCCTTCAAAGCTGTTCGGAGAATAGTCTTCCATTTCTTTCCAGCAGTTGAGGAACAGGTTTGGAAATATCTCAAGATCGCAAGGCACCATACGCGAACCGTTTTCGGCTTTTTGTACAGCGCTCTGAATCTTGTCCTCAGACATGAACTTCATCCGGTTAACAACCTTGAGACAATAGTCAGGCTGATGAGTACTGCCAGCCGCAAACGCTGTGATCGCATTACGCATGTCAGATACGTCATAACTCAGCTCGCTTGCGTAGGCATCCTCAAGAATTTTGTAGATGAAGTCAATTGAGGGTTTGGTCCCGTGGTGTATCTCCTTTGCAAGATTCCGCTTGATCAGTTCTCTCAAACTTTTCTCGCTTGACAGCCGCTTAGTATCTAGCGTCTTCTTAACCTCCTTCATTGGCAAACCACTGGAAATCTTGGCAATTGGAATATCATTACATAAGCTCAGTTTCCGCCTGAGTGACTGCTTGCCAGTAAGAGTCTTTATCTCAATCTTGTCATCATAAACGCTGCTGAGAAGACTCTTATCGCCTTGGTAGTAATAATGCAGGTGAATGGCTTTACCGCTCTGACTGAGCTCTGCATAGGTCGCAGGCCACTTCGAAGCTTCCTCAAGATTCCTTTCCAGATCTTTCTCGCCATTCTCACCAGTAATATCGAAGTCAACAACAATAAGCTGATCCGGAACAAGAACATAATGAAGTCTGCTCGTGTCCAGATCAGCCAGAGTCATTGTGACATTATCCCAAGTTCGCATGTGTTTGCCTTCAGGTGGAGCATACTGTGCCTTCATACCTGCCAGCTCAATATCAAGCAGACTAGGTATCTTGGTCAGGTGCAGCCATCCTTTCGTGGCTTCAGAGCTATGTATACCCTCTTGTTTGGCCACAGTGGTTTGAATACTAACGTCATCTTCGTCTTTTTCGAATTTATCATACTTGAATCCTTTGTAGTATGATCTGACTCGGACGCCGTCAATCGTGATGCGGTCATGGTACTCTTTGAAATAATTCTTCAACTCCTCCTTAAACGGCCTGAGTGTCATCGGGTATTGCACCTTGGCATACTCGCAATACTTGTTATACAGTGCCCAAGCTGCAGTGAGTGTAGTACTATCATCATTCTTGAATGCAAGCCACGTGTCGCCATCCATAATATAATTGTAGAAGTCGTTTGTGGCTTGGAGCATTCGGGTAGGGACGTAGGTGTCGTAGTAATGCTTGTCCGCCTCATATATCTTGAGACACTTCCAAGCAATGGCACCGAGCTCAAAGTCGATCTGAGTA